CGGTTCAAACGAGGATTCATGCGGGTTGCAGCCGAGTTTTTCTAACGGGCGGGCGCAAACAAGGCCACGTATTCATGCGGGTTTCCAGGCGCCCGTTAGAAGGTATTGGGCACACCTGAGCACCCCATGATTACGGCCTCCAGCTCCGCCACATACCCCCTGAGCTGCTGCCGCTCCGCCAGGGCCGCCCGGGCCTTGTCGTACACGCTGGCATCGGGCTTGAGGGTGTCGGTGGCCAGCACGGGCCGCTGCGGCACCTGGTCGGAGCGGATGCACGGCACAGGCACAGGCATCTCGACGCGCTGCGGCAGTCTGGTGCCGCAGCCGGCCAGGCCCATGGCCAGCACGACCCCCAGGATCCTCATGGCCGCACCTCGGTATCGATCAGTCGGCATGCTGCGGTGCATGCATCGAGATCGGGCGGCTGCGGCCGCGTGAGAATGCGCTCGGCCTCGGAGCGGTGACGCCGCGCCTCGGCTCGGGCGCGCTCCAGCGCCGCTGCGGCTTCGGCCACACGGCGGGCGCTCTCGTCCTTGATCGCCTGCACCCCCTTGGCCTGTTCGCGCAGCAGATCGCCCAGGGCCTGGGTGCGCAGCTCGGCGGCTTCGAGGCGCGGTGCGTAGTGCCAGCGGGCCATCAGCACACCGCCGGCCAGACCCAGCAACAGCAGTGCCAGGCCTGCGGCCATGCGAGCGGAGAGCCAGGCGGGCAGCGGCACCATCTCAGGCCACCCGGTGCAGGAACCAGCCATGCAAGAACGCCTCTTGGCTGGGCCGGCCCTCCGCGATCTCGATGTACCGCGCCCCCTGCTGGGCGTTGAGCGCGCGCAGCAGCACCACGTGGCCGTCCTTGCCACGATGCGCCAGGTACGCCTGAAGGGCCGCCAGCGTCATGCGCCCGATCGCGCCGTCCACCGCGATATCCGGGTAGATACGGCCCTCAAGGTTGAGCACGTTGAGCGCGCGCTGCAAGAAGCGCACGGCCACGCCGGTGCCCATGTTGACGCCGGTGTCGAGCAGCTCCTCGGCCACCGCTGCGCTCAAATCGTTGACCAAGTGGAACCGCGGCTGCGTCCAGTACCGCTCCAGGTAGATCTGCCGAGCCACGCTCTGCGGCATGTCCTGCATGCGGCCACCGTAACCGTAGGCCCGGGCGACCTGCTCGGTGATGCCCCAGTTCGTCGGCCCGCCACGGTCGGCCGGGTGATCGACGTAGCCGCCCTCACGGCGGATCAGTTCATCAATGTACTGCTCGACTTTCATGGTCTCGCCCCCTTGTAGGGTCTGAGCCGGAAAACCTCGTCGTGCATGCGCACGGCCTCCTCGATCTCCACCCGGATGCGCCGGCGCATGGCCTCGACGATGTGGCGCGGCAGGCCCCGCTCGGGCTCGTCCTCGACCATGCGCGAGCACACCGCAATGCGCAGGGCCACCGGGCGCGCCATGTCGATGTCGGGGTGGCGTGTCATGGCTGGCGGGAGCACACTGCCACCCGAGGCGTGGTGTCGAATGCACAGTAGACGGTTCGGCCCTCAATGAATGCCTGCCGGCGGCATGCGCAGGTCGATCCCACCTGCGCCGTGCCGTCCTGACGTGTCGTGCGCACCCCATCGGCCACGGCATAGGCCGGCCGGGTTGGTCGACCGGCATTGGCGGCAACCACGAAGACCGGATCGGCCGGCTTGTGATGGGCATGGTCCCAGTAGGCCTCGATGCGGAAAGCCGCCAGGGCATCGCTCAGAGGGGATGAGCTGGCCGCCAGCATCTCGCGGGCGAACCCGAGCGGGTCGTCGGCGGCCGACAGCGAGGTCGCGGCCTGCGCCATCTGTGCCACCCCCATCGTGCCCACCACGGTCTGCGGCGCCCAGTGCGTGGCCTTGTCGCACCACCAGACCAGCGCCGTCATGCCGTCGCGCTGCGAGACGTGCAGCGCCGTACCACTGCCCACCGGGCGGGGCAGGCAGTCGATTGTCTGAGCCGATGCCGCAACCCAGGCGAACAGCACAACGGGAATCATGCGCATGTGGCTCACCTCGACCTGGCCGCCAAGTCGGTGGCGCGGCGCCGCGGCGTCGTCGGCGATCGCAGGTGCTGCCATGCGACATGGACGATCCACACCGCCGCCCCGCCCATGGCCGAGACCAACGCGGGCTGAGGGTCGCCCGCGGCGCTCCAAACCAGAGAGATAGCGCGCGCCGCTGCGAAGCCGAGCAGCGCGGCGACGACCGTGCGCACCGACACCTCGCCGCGGGCCGCGCGCCGTAAGATCCATAGCGATGCCAACAGCACGATGGCGCTGCTGGCCAGCAGAATCACATCAAGCAGCACGGCCATCATCGCTTGCTCCTTTCGTTGCTGCGATTCGCCGCACGATGGCCCAGAGCAGCGGGCCGGCCTTGTGAATGAGCGCGGCAATCGCAAAGGCCAGCACCCAGCGCTCGATGAGCGCCAGCGGCGCCGTCCACGGCCAGGCGGGGGCGAGCTGCAGCACCAGGGCGCTGCCCACGATGCCGCTGAGCACACTCACGAGCACCAGCCCAGCCGTCGAGGCCGCCCAGCGCATGGACAGGGTGGTGTCCCGGCTGCGGTCGAGGTAGACGGCGACCAGGCTGCCCAGGAAGGCCCACAGGATCACCTCCTCTGGGGGGCGGCCCGCAGCGGCGGCCACAGTGGGCACCGCGGCGGCGGTGCCTGTGGCCAAGGTGGACGCCGCCGTCGTTGAAATGCCTGCCATCGGAAACCTCACACCGTCACGCCGGCACTCCAGCCGGTCGTCTTGTACACAGCAAGCCGGTCCTCGGCGGCGATGTAGCAGACCCAGCCGACCTGCGGGACGTGGTACTCCCAGGCCCCGCCAATGCGCACGGCGATCTGGTCGGTCCTGCCGGCCCACTCGCCGGTGGCACCGGCCGGCACGATGTAGCGCTCACCGTCCATGGGGCTGGCGGGTGGCGTGGTCACGGTGCGGCTCGTCACCGACAGGCCCACGACGGCGCCCAGGCGCTTGAGGTTGGCGTCCATGCCGGTATGCCAGCCGCTTTCGCCCAGCGTCCAGCCGTAGGTGAGTCCAAGATTCGGATCCGTGCTTGCCATCAGATACCTCCGTAATATTGACCGTAGCGCAGGCCGTAGCCGGCACGCTCGACAGTGCGCAGCTGCGCCTGCCAGCTGCTCAGCCCGTCGCGTTCGGCCTCGATCCCGATGGTGACGGTATCGCCGGCGCTGCCCGCATCTGCCGCAGCGCTGGCCACGTCCCAGGTCCAGGTGTTGCCGGTGAGGCCGCTTTGGGTGCGCACCAGCAGGCCGTCGCGATCACGCAGGCGCACGGTGTAGGTGGTGCCGGGCTCGGGACCGATGTCGCCCTCGTCTTGCTTGACCATGTAAGCGGTCTGCTGGATGCGGTCGCGGTGTGCCCAGGTGAGGGTCAAGTCACCGGCGACCACGGCAGGCTCGCGCTGGCCGTTGAGCCGCACTCGCCCCGGTGGATACGGCCGCGCCTGGCGGCCGCTGAGCACCAGCGGCTGGCCGTTGGCGGCCAGCACCGCATCCCCTTCGGCGCTGGCCGTGTGCGGGATGGCGGCGACGAAGACCGACTCGCCCGGCGCACGCTCTTGCGTCTCGGCGGCCAGCCACTCGCCCACGCCCACCAGCCGCGTGCTGGCCGGATGGGCTTGCGGCGTGGTGTCGAGCACCCCGCGGGCGAGATCGACCGTGCCCGCGGTGGGATCGAAGGCGAGGATGGCCACCGCCTCGCGGATCTGGCCTGCCGCATCGACCAGGTAGGCGTAGTCGCCGACCGCGAGGCGCTCGGGCTGGGCCAGGGCCGTCACCGGCACGGTGAGCGCATCGGCTTCGCTGGCCGGCAAGGCGGCATCGAGCGTCAGCAGCGGCGCGTAGTCCTCGCCCACCACGGCGGTGAGGTCGCTGCTGGATGCGCCGGTGGCCAGCTGCCAGTTCAACTGCCCCGGGCCGCCCGCACAGGCCAGGGCCCCCACGTAGGTGTCCGTGTCGGTGAGGTAATCCAGATCGGCCCGGCTCAGGCGTCGGGCCAGTTCCCAATACGGCACCTCCACCGCCAGCACCAGGGCGGGCGGCAGCGCGCCTTGAGGCGGCGCGTCGATGGGCGACGGCGGGGCGCTGAGCACGGACCAGCCCATGCCGAAGACGTCCTCGACCGCCTCGATGCGCCATTCGGCCGCGCCCAGCGCTCCGGTGTCGATGCCGGTGACGCGCACCACCATCCGCTCGATGCCCAGGCGCGGCCAGCGCATCAGGAACACGTCGCCCGGCAGGGGCGGCCGCTCGAAGGCGGCAGGGGCGACGGTCAGGCTCATGCGCGCCAGCGGCGAGCCCAGCGCCCGCAGGTCGCGCAAGGCCAAGCGCGCGGCCAGCGGCCCCCAGTTGACGCCGGGGTAGTCGCGCCGCTGGTTGATGACGCCACCTTGCAACTGGATCGCGGCGAGGTTTTGCACCGACACCGTGGCTTCCTTGCCCGTGGCCCAGTCGGTGTAGACCACGGTGATCTCGTTGGGGAGTTCCCCCCACTGCGCGCGCTCGAAGCGCTCGATGCGCACGATCTCGTCGGGGCCGATGCGCGGCAGACTGCCGGACGTGTAGTCGTCGCGCAGCAGCTTGAGTTCGAAGAGCCCCGTATAGGGATCGAGGTAGAGGATGCCACCGATGTGGTCGAGCACCTGGGCGATGAAGCTCTCGATGGGCTGCTGGCGCGTCCAGAGGAAGTTCAGCCCGAATTCCTCCTCCATGAGTTGCACGGCCGCATCTTCGAAGCTGGAGCCCAGGGCACTCATGGGGTAGCCCATGCCCCAGTGGGGATCGGTGAGGCACTGCACCAGGATGTGCGCCGGGTTCATTCCGACCAGGACCTCTACTGCGGCCTCATCATCCCAACCGCGTACCTGGGCGAGAGATGCCATCCACGGCGCATTGCCATGCCAGCCTTCCGTGAAGCGCCGCACCCGCACCGCCCAGGGCTTGAGGTAGGGATTGTTGGCGGCGAACAGGATCTTGCGCGCCACGATCGACAACACCCCGCGAAAGGCCGGGATGTTGGCCCCGAGCTGCCCCATCAGGTAGTCGTTGCGGGCCTGCGTGGCCGCGCCGGAAAGCACGTCGAGGTCGCCCACCACGCCGCCTTCGCGTTCGTCGCCGCCGAACAGCGTGGGCGCATCGAGGCGTACTCGCCCCAGGCCACCCACCGTGAGCACTGGCGCGCGGCTCGCATCGCCCCAGGCGGTGCGGTCACCGATCTGAATCTCCTGCACCGCATCCACCGGCCCCTGGCACAGCACCAGGTGCATCCCGGCGCGGTAGCGGTAGCCGACGGTCTGCTTCTTGCGGCGCCCGCCCATCAGCGCTGCTCCTCATGGCCTTGCCGGGCGACCTCGACCACGCGAGCCGCCATCGCATCGCCCGTGGCCAACAGGACGGACGCGGGCAGCCCCTGGGTGAGGAAGGCTCGGAAGTCCAGGCCCTGGCGCGCGAACCAGGTGCGCGTGCCGGGCACGCACAGACCCGCGGCGCGCACGTGGTCGATGGTGACGGTCACGTCCTCGTTCACTTCTTGCCGCCCTTCTTCTTGATCGGCTCGGCCTCCAGGTCGCCGTACCACACGACATTGGCCCCGCGCAGCAGCACCGCGCCGAAGACCACGGGAATCGGCCGGCCCTCTTCCGCGGTGGGCGCGTCGAGGTCGGACAGTTCGGCGGGTTTGGGCACGGGCGGTTTGGGGGCGAGCGCCGCCGACACCAGCGCCGCCACGACGATGACGACCAGGTACCACATGGGATGCTGCGCTCCTGTCAGAAGACACCCGTCGAGAACGGGTTCTTGATGGGGATGAAGGGGAAGCCGCCGTAGTTGTCGAGGTTGTTGAAGCGCGACTGGCAGGTTTGCATGCTGTGGTCGCACCCGGCCACCAGAAGCACCGGATCGCCCGGCTGCAAGTCGGCGGGATAGAGCAGCTCGACTTGCGGCGCTGACACGCGCACGATCATGTGGCGTGCGCCGGAGGCGGTTTCAAGCCAGCCGCCGGCAAGCGCCCCGTCCACGGCTGGCGGCATGGTGTCCAGGTAGACAAGGCGGTCGCTGACGTCCTCCACGATGGCCGATGCCGACACCGGCGAGGCGCCGCAGGCCTGGGAGTACAGCACGTGCGAGCACGAGCGGCTGTACAAGCGCCGCAGGCCAATGCGCTTCAGGCTCACCTGGGCGGGCTCGCAGCGGATGCGGGCGGCCTCGTCGGCCACCTCCACCCCGAGCACGCGGCCCATCCAGCGGACACCGCCCAGCATCCAGCTCGTACTCGATGGCGACGATCGGCTCGCCGTGCGCAACACGACGCTGGTGATCTCCCCGCGCGTGGCCGCTTGCAGCAGATGGCGCACGAGCGCGTGATCGGGCGGCAGCTTCAGATCGAGCGCTGCCTTGGCGGCTTCCGCGCCCAGGGCCAGCGCGTTGCGCTCGATCTGGCAGGGCTCAAAGGTGCTTCCGCCCATCTCCACGGTGACCTCGTGAGGCGTCAGGTGGAACTCTCCTACCCCGCCGGAAAAATCGTACAGCTCGACTTCGTGCATCGTTTGCCTCCTCAGGAGGGTGGCGGTTCTTCGCCGCCACCACCGCCGTAGTCTTCCTCATAGGTCATTCCGCGCTGCGGCGGCAAGACGCGCAGCGTCAAGGTGAGCTCGACCAGCGCAGGGGTGTGCCAGTTGAAGTCCACCGCGTCATGGTCGAGCCGGCAGCGCACGAGCCGCACGATGCGGCTGCCTGCGGGCACCGGCTGGGCCAGCCCGCTGCGCAGCACGAGGACGCCGCCTTGGTCGTGGTGGTACACACCGGTCAACACATGCTGACGGCTGCCGTCCGGGTGCAGAATCACGGCCCCGGCGGCCCGGTGCCAGTACGCCTGCGCGCCCGCGCCGCTGACGCGCAAATAGCCGTCGTCCACCCCGGCGGCCGCAGTAACGCGCAGCACCGGCGCCAGGCCATCGGGCGCCCAGCACTCGCCCACGCGGCCTTGCATCCGGTACAGACGGGCGCGCCAGTGCGTGATTTGCTCGCGGCCGCAGGCCAGGTAGCGGCGCTGCAGTGTCGTCGTGGGCCAAGGGTCGTCACGGCGGACCCATGGCTCGGCTGGCGAGCGGTCGATGAGCGTGAGCTCGCCACTGCCTGTCGCGCCAGGGTCGTCGCGCCAGTTCGCATCAGGCCACACAGGCAGCGCCTCCAGGATCGGATCGGCCGGCATGTCCTCCGGAAGCGGGGGCGCATCGAAGGCCACCCGGGCTGTCACCGTCCCGCCGGCCACACCCGGTCGCCACAGCGCCATCTCGCCGCCAGCATCGGCCACCCCCTGTACCAACGGCATGACGAGAGCTCCGGGGCGAAGCATCCGCGCCAGCGGCTCGGCCAGCCAAAAGCGGCTGTCCTGCACATCGGCCAGTGCCAGCACCTGCCAGTGCTCGCCATCGACGGCCAGGGCCCGACGCTGGCCGTCCCCGGTGTCCCAGAACAGGCCGCCATCGTCGAGCTGCGGCTGGTACTGCGCCGGCACGAAAGCGGCATCGGGGATGCCGGTGGCCTCGATCGCCATGGCGCCGGCCGGCGCGGCAGCGTCCAAGGCCACGGCATATTGCGGCAGCGGCCACCAGGTGAGCACGCCCAGGTGGTCGGCGATCCAGTCGGCCACCAGCGCATCATGGGCGCTGCCGTGCCCGACGTTGTAGCGCATGACGCGGCGCGGCGCGAACCGCCGCGCGCTGCGCAGCTCGCCGCCGCTGGCGGTGCGCACGACCGAGGAGCTCCACTCCAGCCGCTCCACCAGCGGGGAGGCCCAGTCGTGCCGGAAGGCGAAGACTGCGCGCTGCGCCTGCGGCCACGGCGCTTGCCCCAGCGCCTCGATGGCCGAGGTTCTGACGTCGGCGGCCGCCGTCTCGCGGCGCAGCACTTCCACCAGCAACGCGACCGTACTGCGCACGGGCTGCGGCAGCGATGCGGCCTCGACGTGCACAGCCACGGCATGGACCGGCGGCTGTCCCGGCGATGCGGCTGTCTCGGCGGTCACACCTGCGGCCTCAAGGCCGGCGGACGACGGCCGCGCCAGCGTCTCGGCGCCAACTTGAGCCACGGCACGGCCTGGAGAGGGCCGGGAGGCGGCCTCCGTCAGCTCGTGCGAGACCTGCCGCGTCACGCCGCCTCCACGCCGAACTCGGCCGCGTTGAGCGTGCCCTCCGTCCACTGCACGTTGCCGTTCGGGTTGAGCTCGAACATGGCGGTGTGCCAGGCGAGTTGCTCTTCCAGCACGATGTCGGCGCTGACGGCCGACTGCGCGCCGCTGATGACCAGACCGCGAACGCGGCCGTTGCCCGCATCCGTCTTGCGAGCAAGCATCGTCACCTGCACCCCATGCACCGCTGGCGAAGCCATCACCGGCAACGCGGCCATATCAAAGCTGTGCCGCATGCCCACGGTGGACGCCGTGATGGCGGTGGCGTCATCACCATCGCTGACGGCCTGCCACGCTTGAAGACCTGAGGGCAAGACCGACCACTGCGCCTGCGTGCCCTGGGCCTGGGCTTGCAACACGTCCACCCGCACGTCGCCCAGAAAGGTGTTGTTGATCGTCCCAGTGGTGTCGGCGATGTAGAGATCGTCCACGTCGATTGTCACGGCGGTCTCTTGGCCGGGAGGAGGCCCGAGAAACACGGTGATCAGACCGTTGGCACCATTCAGGGTATTGAGCGCGTATAGGGTGATGACGCTCACACCATTGAGGCGGACTTCGAACACGCCGGAGTAGTCGCTTTGCACCAGTCGCATCTCGATGTAGTGCCACCCACGCGCGGCGGCCGTGGCCACCGAGCGCGCCAGCGTCAAAAACCAATCTCCATTTCTGGACTGCAAGGCCCTGAGCCGCCCGTCCGCATCGATGCCCACGGCATGGGTCATGTTCGCTGCGGTGTCGCGCACGCCCATCAGAACGGGTAGCTCGCCCGTGTTGCTGAACGGCGCTACGCGCACGGCCGCGCCGACGATCAACGCCGAGCGGACGGACGGCAGGTTCTTGACGTAGCCGCCACCGGGCCCTGCCGGCAGTCGCAAGGCGTAGGAAGAGGGCCGCCGGCCGGGGATGCGCGTGGCCTGCGGCGAGAGATACGCCGCCTTGCCGCGGGCAAGCCACGGCTCGCCGAAGGAATCCAGCGCCTGCGGGTCGTAGTGGTCGAAGCCGTCGATGAAGAGCAAGGCCATGGTGTGGTCATCCTTGAAGCGCTGAGCGCACCGCGCGCGCGTTGCGCCCGATGATGTTGAGGATCACCCGCTCGCCAGCAGGCGTCTGCAGGTGGTCGTGGGTGACGCCTGGGTCGATGGCGTTGACGATGCGCACGGCGTTGTGGACCTGCGGCGCGGCAGGTGCCACCTGCATGGCAGGCACCAGGCCGCCGGCGGCAAAGGCCAGGCGCTGCCCGTCCCAGGCCGGCGGCGTGCGCAGACCGTTGATCGCATCCAGAAACGCCACGCCCACGCGCTGCACGGCGGCTGCGCGCACCACGTACTCGCCGGCCGACAGCCGCGCGGGGATGGAATCGCTGGTTGCAGTGCCGGGGCCGGTGACGTAGCCGCCGGCGGCGAACTTCTTGATGTTGCCCAAGAGCGCCATGACGGCGGCCACCATCGCCGCCATCGCCGCGATGGCCAGCCCCGGGCCGACCACGGGAATGGCGGCCTGCGAGGCGGCCGCGCCTGCGCCGGCCTCGGCCGCGTTGGCGCTGACCTTGGCCGCCGTCTCGGCCTGCTTGGTGGCCACCGACTGGGCGGCCGCCGCTTGTTCGAGGGCCGCTTCTTGCTGTACGAAGCCAAGCTTGACCGCGAGCATGCGCGCCTGCATCGCCACCCACTGCTGGAAGGGCTGGATCACCATCTGCTGCAGGAAGGCCTCGGCAATGCTGCGGAAGATGTTGGCGAGCGCCTCGCGCAGGGATTGCGCGCCGCTGACGATCCCCTGCACCGCCTGGCCGAAGCCCTCGCCGATGCGGTTCCACACCGGCGCGAGTTCGTCGGTCACGAGCCGCGTGCGCTCCAGCTCGTTGCGGAAGGCCGCCACGCGGATGACCGCCTCCGGGCCGATGGCCTGCGCGGCCTGCTGCATCGCGGGCAAGAGACGCTGCATCTCGGCCGCCGACTGCTGCTGCAAGGCCACGATCTGCTGCCGGGCCTGGGCTTCGGTGAGCAGCCCCGCTTGGCTCTGGGTCTGGATGGCCTCCTGGGCATTGCGCAGCCGCTCGGTGACGAGCCGCCATTGGACTTCGAGCGCCGCCAGATTGGCCTGCGCGGCTTTCACATCGATCAGCCGGTCGATCAGCGAGGTGCCCGCGGCGTCGTTCTCGGCCGCCAGGCGTGCGCGCAAGTCGCGGTAGCTGCGCTCGATCGCGGCACGCCGGTCTTGCGCCGTGTCGGTGCCGGTGAGCTGGGCGAGTTCCTCGCGCGCGGCTTGTAGCGCATCGGCCAGTTCGCGCTCGGCCTGCGCGGCCTTGCGGGCATTGGCCTGCTCGATGTCGGCGCGCTTGTTGTTGAGCGTGATGAGCTCCGCTTCGAGCCTGGCCGCCTCGCCCTTGGCGCGAATGCGCTCTGCCTCCGTCTTGCCAGAGGACGCCAGCCGCTGCTGCTCGGCCAGCATCTGCCGCGTCCTGGCGATCTCGGCGTCGATCTCGCTCGTTTCGATCGCCGTCTTGGCGGCGTAGAAGTCCCGGATCGAAATCAGCCGATCCTCGAGCGCCGCTTCATAAGCGGCCTGGGCGCGCGCAAGGCCGCTTTTGAGGAGGGCGAGCTCGGCCTCGGCGGCGTCCTTGGCAGCAGTGAACCTCGCCGCGGCCGTATCCTCTGTGAACTTCGCGCGGATGGCCGCCTCGGCGCGCTTGAACTCCTGACTCATTTCGCTGATGCCCGCGGCCTTGGCCTTCTCGCGCAGCGCCGCCAGCGCGTCCTCGAGCTGCCGGGATTTGTCGCGGAACTGCTTGAGGTAGTCATCCCATTGTCTGCGCATCAGCTCGCGGCCAAACTCCGACGGCGCACCGGGCGGCGCCGTCTCGGAATTTGGCTTGGCGGTCAGTCGCGCGAGGGTTTGCTCGTCGGCGGCGATACTGGCCCGGGCCGCCTCCGGCTTGATGAGCCCGGCCGCGGCGGCTCGTTTCGTCTCCTCGATGCGGCGCTTGAGCCGGGCAACGGCGGCCTCCACATCCATGACTCGCTTTTTGTCTTCGCCGGAGGCGGTGTCTTCCGGCAGGAGCGAGGCGGCGCCCAAGCCCCCTGCCACCGCGCCGATGCCCGCGCCGATTGCCGCACCCTTGGGGCCAAACAGCCGGCCTGCTCCTGCGCCGAGCCGTGCTCCCGTCAGCACGCCACCCAGCACAACGAGCTTGTCGCCATGCTCGACCACAAAACGCGTAAGCTGCCCGATCAAGGCGCCGAACTCGCGCACCGACTGGCGAAAGCCCTGATCCTGGAAGGCGGCGGTCAACTGCCTGGCGGCATCGACCAGCGCCTCCATGAAGCCAGAGCGGGCGAATTCCAGCTTGAGCTCGAGTAGCGCGTTCTCCAGCCGGGCGAAGGCCGCGCGTGCCGTGTTGCTGGCATCCGCCACGCCCTGGCCGAATTCCTGCCGCAGTTGCCGCGCAAAAGCCGGCAGGAAACGGTCGGCAGGAATCATGCCGCGCTCGAGCAGGTCAGAAAACGCCTGCGTCGTGATGCCCAGCGAGCGCGCCGCGATTTGCATGGCGCCATAGAGCCGTTCGCCCAGTTGCTGGCGAAGCTCCTCGCTCGAGACCGTGCCTTTGCTGATCATCTGCTGCACAGCGAAGAGCGCGCCCTGTAGCTGATCCTGCGAAAGCCCAAGCACGGTGGAGGCTTCGGCGAGCGCCGTGAACACTTCGCGTGCCTGCTGGCCCTCCAGCGCCGTGCCGCGCGCCGCGGCGGCGAAGGACAGCCAGGCGCGCGCCAGCGTCTCCAGCGGCACGCCCAGGCGCTCGGATTCGGCTCGCAGTTGAGCCAACTCGCTGGAGGCGGCCGCTGCCGAGCCGAAGACGGTACGCATGGCCGCCTCCAGCGACTCGAACTCGGCGGCCGTGCGGGCGATGCCGCCCACCATACCGGCGCCCTGGAGCAGCCCGCCAATGGCCAAGGCAAGCGCCTGGATGCGCCCGAGCTGGCGCGATATAGAGTCCATGCCATCGCCAAGACGCTGCCGGACGTTGCGGCTCGAGTCGGCGAGCCGGTCCACCTCGCGCCGCAGGCCCACCAAGGAGGAACCCACACGCGCGATTTTCTGCGCAGCACCTTCCTCGGAAAGCAGGATGCGCAGCTTGACGGAAAGATCGCCGGCAGCCATCATGTCACTCCATGAAAGACGCGCTCGTCACCGCCTTTTGGGGCATCGTGCTGGCCATCATCTGGATGCTGGCCGGCAACGCCTGGGCGGGCACGCTGTTGGGCGTGCTTGTTGCGCTGTGGATCGTGCTGGCCATTGCCACGGTCATCAGCTTTTTTGACTCACATCCCTGACCCATTCCTTCCATCCCTTCTCATCCGCCTGCGCCGCGCGGAAGGCTGTGGCCGCGCGCAGGAGCCGCTCCCGGTCGAGCCTGGCCGCTGCCTCGGCGAAATCCCGCGCCTGCGTCCAGGGCATCGCCATCACGTCGCGGTAGCCGAATCCTGCGCCGACGAGCCGGGCGACCCACTCGTGCCACCAGAGGCGATGCGGCTGAGCCGCTCGGCGGCGGCCGTCACCTGCGGCAGCACGCGGCGGACGAAAAAATCGCCGTTGACCTCCAGCACGCGGGCGACGAGATCGGCCAGCACGTCGGGCGTCTGATCCTCCAGCCAGGCACGGTCCACGCCGGCGCCAATGGCCGTGGCCTCGATCAGCGCCTCAGCATGGCGGATCAACGCGCCGGCGATGTCCCCGGCCGCCAGGTCCGCAGCGATGGGCTCCACCGCGCGCAAAAAGCGCGGCAGGTCGCGCACCTTGATCGGCTCGATGCAGATGCCGCGCGGGTCGAAATTGCTCATGCGCGCGTCCTCACACCGTGGCTTGGATCACCCGGCCGAACAGGCCCAGCGGCCCCGTGTCGCTCTTGGTCACGTCGGCCAGCACGCGGCCCGAGAGCTCGAACTTCTGAAGCTCATCGCCGATGAGCGAGAAGTCCTTGCTCGGGTTGAGCGCCACGCGGTACAGGTCCACGATCACGCGGCGGTTGCTGTCGGCGGTGTTCAGCCCGTCGAAGCGCAGCCACACCTCGGGCTGGCCGGACTTGAACATCGCCAGACTGCGGGCCGCGCCGTGGGAATAGTCCACCCGGAAGGGCTGGGTGAACCCCGTCACGTTCAACAGCTCGATCGCGCCTTGCTCGGCGTGCACCCGGTAGTGGGTGCCCTCGGTGAGCGTGGCCGGCGTAGTGGCCGAATCGCGCACCGTCACCGAGGACACGAACTGGTGGGCCAGCAGGTAGATGCCGCCAGCCACCGCGCCGGAGGGCAGCGCCTCGCTGGTGACGGTGCCGGAGCTCACCGCGCTGGTCTGCCCGTACAGCGTGAGCTCCAGGTTCTCGATGCTAAAGTCCTCCACCGCGCAGGAAAACTCCCCGTCCTTGCCCTTGATGAGTTGCAAGTCGGTCAGACGCTGGCCGGAGTAGCTCTCCTTGTGCTCGATCGTCTCGACGTTGAGCGAGACCTTGAGCTCGGGCACATTGCCCAGCCAGCGCATGGCCTGCGGGTTGCCATTGGCGTCACGCGCGCCCACATAGACGCGGCCTTGTCCAGAAAAGTACGGCATCGTTCACTCTCCTTTGCGGGTGGTGTTCTTGGGTTTGGCAGGCCGCTGTGGTGCATCGGCCCGGCCGTCTTGGGTTTGGAGCGCCTTGGCCGCGCCCAGGCCGATCAGCCACCGCGCCTGCTCATCCGGCAGATCGAGCACCTGGCCGCTCGGGTAGCGCCGCCCGGCGTGGGTGTGGTCGGCCAGCAGCTCGACTTTCATGCGTCGCCCCTTCGTTGCACGGCCATGGCCGCCTCGAAGGCCAGCGGGTACAGCAAGATGCCGTCTTGGTACACCGGCGCCGGCGGCGTCACCGGCTGCAAGGCTTGCACGCCCACCCGCGGCTGCCAGCCCATGAGCGCGCGCAGGCACTCCATCACCAAGGGCCCGGCGTCTGCACGGGAGCGCTCGCCGCTGGCGGCCTGCGCGAAGGCGCGCACGACCACGATGACCAGCCAGCGCGCGGCGATGCGGGCGGCCGCCCCGTGGGAGGTGACCTCCAGCACGCGGTAGCCGTCGTTGACCACGAAAGCCGCCGGCAGCTTCTTGCCGCCCACATCGTCGATGCCCAGCGCCGCCGCGCTGTGCACGCCCACCAGGTCGGGCACCGTGGCCACAAGCCGTTGCCGGATGAGCGCTTCGACCTCGAGCATCACAGCGCCTCCTGCAGGTGGCGCTGAGCGATGTCCATGATCGCCTGCGCCCATGAAGCGGGCAGGTCGGCGCGTCCATCGCGCACTGGGAAGAATGCGCGGGCGGGCACCCGTGAGCGGCCGCCGCCGAACTGATGGACGGCCGCATAGGCCATGCGCGAACCCACGGTCACCTGGTCGGGGCTCACGCTTTGCACCTCGATGCTCGAGCGCAGCGCACCGGTGTCTTGCAGCAAGCGCATCGCGCCGAACAGCGCACGCTGATAGCGCTTGGTGCCGGTTTTGCCCCCTGCCGCGCGGCGCGCGCGCGCTCGCCGGGTGGATTGCGCATGCGGCTGCCAGGGCTTGCCCCAGGGGTCGGCCTCGCGCTCGAAGGTGCCGACGATGCGCGTGACCAGCTCCTGCCCGATGTCGGACAAGACGGGCCGCAGATCGTCCACGCGCTCGCTCAGGCGCGACAGCGCTGCGCGGACCTGCTGGTCATCGATGGTCACATCGATCATGGCAGCATCCTTGCCAGCGCCGCATCGGTGAGCAGCCGCGGCGGCGCCCAGGCCGCGGCACCGCCAGGGACAGCAGCATCCACCGCGTCTTGGAACAAGGCGATGCGTCCTGCGGCGATGTCGCGCAGCTGCACCAGCGCATCCTTGTAGGCCACATAGACCATGCTGCTCTCGGTCACGCCGGGACCGCGCCGCCACAAGTTGTAGTGCGCGACGATCGCCACCAGCCGCTTGAGCGTCTCGGGGGCGGGGTCGGGCAGCGGCGCGGTGGTGGCCGCGCGCACATAGCCCATCACTTCGGCCTCAGCGTCGGCCAGCGCGGCCTGCACCCGAGCGGCGTTGACTTCCCCGAGGTTTTCGAGGTCGGTGAGCTGCTCCACCGCCTCGGCGCCCAGGCGCGTCTCCAGCTCGGCGCGCGTGAGGATGGGCATGACGCATCACCCCTTCTTGCGGCTGGGCTTGGCCGGCGCGGCTTCGGGCTGGGCCTCGCCCTCAGCGGCCGGCGCGGCTTCCGGCTGGGCCTGAGCGATACCGCCGGCCACCCAGTCCTCGGCCAGTGCCTGCGGGAGATCACACTCGACCCCCGCATTGAGCGTCTGGCCGCCCAGCTGTACGGTCTGGATGATGCGCACGCGCATGATCGCCACCATCAGGTATTGGTCAGACGCACCAGCACCGCGGGCTGGTGGCACAGCGGCAGGCTGTTGCACTGCGAGTGCAGCACAATGCCGCGGCCGCCTTCGCGCTCCCACTGCTTCATGTAGAAGGGCAGGCCCACGGTGTTGACCGTCTCGTTGAAGTCGGCCGGCGCAAAGTAGGTGGCGAAGGTGTCCACCGTGCCCACCGGGAAGGCGTGGCCCTGGTTGGCGGCGATCAGCCGGTTGCCAGAGACCGTGGCGCGGTACTCGACGAAGGTGATGCCGCCGAACGGGAACCCGGCGCGCATGTCCTGCCCGAGCCGCGCCGCGGCCTCGCTGTGGAACTTGTAGGCGTCCTGCACCTTCGGATGCTCCACCAAGGCGCTGTAGAACTCGGGTGAGACCAGCGCGGTCACGCCCGTCATCGTGTCGCCCTTGAGGTTGTCCTCGATCTGGTTGATGACCTGCGCGCACTTGCTCAGCACGCTGGTGGACGCATTGCCCAGCTCGAAGTTCACCGAGACCTGGGTCACGCCGAATGCCTGGAACAGGTCGGCGATCACTGAGCCGTCACCGTTGGTCACCTGCCCCTTGAGCGCGCCCATGCGCTTCCACTCCAGCGTGATGTCGTGCTTGGCGCGCATGCGCTGCAGGCGGCGGGCCACTTCGGAAGCCACCGTGTTCAGGCCCTCGATGCCGAAGCCGCGCACGTCCTGAATGTCGCCCGGCAGGATCGTGTCCTCGTGCACCGTCTGCTTGATCGCAAAGGCCACCGTGCGGCGGTTGATCTTGCTGGCCGTGGTGCCCTCGCCGCCCCACTCGTGCGAGGGCAGCACCGCGAGCGTGCCGGAAGCCTCTTCGATGATCACCGAGCGCGAAGGCACGCCGCGCGTAGGAAAGAGGTTCATCTGGCCGATGCGCCCCCACTGCACGGGGAACGCATTGATGGCCGCCGTCAGCTCGGCATTGGTGAAGTCGTTGATCAGCATGGCGATGGCTCCTTACACCGTCTTGCGCGCCAGGATGCCCAGCGCCTTCAGTTGCGCGATGGCGGCGTCTTTCTGCGCGTTGGTGGGGCTGCCGCCCCACACGAGGTTGTCGCGCTCCACCACGATCGCGTGGCGGGCGACGATCACGCCCGGGCGCGCGGCAGCGGTCGCATCCACAGCGGCCAGCAGCACGCCCACGGCGTTTTGCGTGCCGTCAGAGGCCCCGGGCGTGAACGCGGCGATATGGCCGCTGGCGGTGATGCGCCCCACCACCTGACCGGCGGCGAGGTTCTGGCCGCTGGCCACGGTCACGTCCTCGCGGCTGTAGCCCTGCGGCGCTTCGTACTTGAGGAACTGGCCCTCGGTGGCTTGCATGGTTGGCATGACGGCCTCTCCTTACGCGGTGATCTGCTTGACGGCGCTCATGAGCGCATCCAGCCGCGCGCGCGCGTCATCCTGCGGCGCCCCGCCCTGGCCGGCCTTGCTCAGGCTGTGCGCCGAGAACAGCGCCGCATCCCGCGCGGGCTTGGCCACCGCCTTGAGGTCGGCTGCGAAGGCGGCGAAAGCCGCATCGCTCATGCCCAGGTAGGGCTGCACGTCCTGCGGCACGTCCCGGCCCACAGCCTCGAACACGGCGGCGAGGTCTGCCTTTCGCCGCTCGATGCGCGCGGCTTCGATCTGCGCTTCCAGCTCCGCAATGCGGGCCTGGAGCGCCTCCACGGTCGGCTTGTCATCACTCATGGGAGCGTTCTCCTTGCGGGGGGTGGGGGCGGCGGCAGCGAAGGCGTGTGCCTCGGTGTGGGGGTCAGCGCCCACCGCCACGAAAGAAACCTCACGCACGACGGCGTTTTCGAAGAGGGCAGCCACCTTGAGCGAGCGGCCGTTGACGGTGACCGGCTCGGTCAGCTCGCGCACATTGGCGTGCATGCCCACCGAAAGCTGAACCGGATGGCCTTCGGCGAACAAGGCCGCGACCTTGCGGCCCGCCTCGGTCGCTTGAGAAATCTCGCCCTCGACGGCCAGGAAGGGCAGGCCTTCGGCATCGGTAGCCTTGAAGATGCGCCCGCGGCCCGCGATGGCGTCGATGCGCTGGTCGTGGTCGACCAGGATGGGCAGCGCCTCGCCTTGAGCGTTCTGCAGGGTGGCCAGGTCAATGGCCACATCACCCATCCAGCCATAGTGCGGGATCACCCCGCCGGAGTACGCCACGCCGGAGAACCGGCGCGGCGCATCGGGCTGGGCCCGGGCGGCAAACGTGATCGAGAGGGCCTGAGGCTGCATGCGCGCATGGTGGCGATGCGCTCAGGCTGAGGCGGCGGGAACGGGTTCACGCCTGGCGATGGGAGCCTCCACCCACCGAACCCAAGTCGCCCTCCGGGCCACGAACCCAGGCGTGCGGGCGCGCTGGGTTTTTACCTTATGCGCCGGGCTGGGGCGCCATCCGATCTGCAGCGCTATAATCGGCCATGTAACAAGGCGTCTTTACGCGGGCGGATTAACGTCATTCGAGTGACGTCTTGGGGTGAGGGTTACCGCCGGCCCTCATCACATCTCCACCCACCGAACCCAAGCTGTCCTCCGCAAAAGTTCGTCCCGTTTGTTGTACAGGTCTTGTGTAGTCGCATTCACGCTATACTGTGGATGTCTGTCGGGGGCGACGTTTCCGCAAACGAACCAGACCCGGCCACGAACCCAGGCGTGCGGACGCGCTGGGTTTTTTACCTTCTGCGCCAGATGGGCACGCCCTCTGAGACATAACCGGCCCACTGCTTCGCGTCTGGCGCGAATGCCGACCACCCATCCCAGGCCTGGCCTGTCCAACGGTAGGCCAGCTTGACGAAGATCTCGCGCCCGCGCACCCGATAGGCGCCCAGCACGGCCAGCTCCGGCAGCGCATGATCGCGTTCGATCAGCTGCACGGTCGCCGGGTCCATGAGCGCATCGGCCATCAACAGAACGTAGCGCGCGCGCTCGTTCTTGCCGATCTTCCATGAGCCGTTCTGCTTCAGAAACAAGCCGCGGTCGGCTTGCAGATCGATCCCGGTGATGTCCATCCAGGTCGCGCGCCGGCGCTCGAAGCGCTCGACGAACAGATCGAACAGCTCGTCCTGCTTGAAGCGCTGCGGCTCGATGATCTCGCCGGCTGGCGCGGGCTTGGGCGGCGGCAATGGCGAGGCCTGATGTTCGGCGGCAAGCGCCCGCATGAGGGCCTGTGTTGCCGCGGGGATGCACTGGATCGCCTGGCCCTTGAGCTTGCCGCGCGCGAACGCATGCTGCGCGTCGCACACCGCCAGCCGCTCGCGCACAAGCCGGCCCAGCGTCAGCCCCCACCCCGCCGGCTTCGCCCCCCATCCCGCATCGGCGGCCCCCTCTGCCGGCGGCTGTTGCGTCACCCCGCCACGCGCGCGGGCCTGCTCGGCGCTCAGGCTCACCAGCCGGCACCGGCAGCGGTGCCCCAGGGGTGGCGAATGCGTGGCCCAGAACGCATCGTCCACCGGCCGGATCACGCCATCGAGCGCCAGATGCGAGGGCCGCACGCGGCTGTCGTTGATCGCGTCGAACATCAGGAACGGTCGCGTGACCTTGGTCTGCTCGATGTGCCGCCAGTGCCCGGCGTTGTAGGCCGTCTGCACGGCGTTGCGGTAGATCGTCTCCAGCCGGTGCCGGGGCAGGCGCCAGTCCTGCGTCTTGGCCCACTGCTGGAAGCTGGCCAGCGTGCCGCCCTCGGCGATGTGGCGCGCCAGCGCGTCGGCCGCGGCCTGCACCTGATCGAGCCGAGCCAGGCCCGAGATCGTGAAGGCCAGTGCGCGCTTTTCGGCGCTCAGGCGGTAGAAGCCCTCGGGCAGCAGCACGCGCTGGCGTCGGGCCTCGGCGATCTGTGCGGACGCCGGGGCGTCGAAAGGGATGGTCACAGCCATAGCAGTTCCTCGTCGCGCTTGCGGCGCGTGCGGCGGCGGCGCGCGGTGTCGTAGCCAAAGCCGAAGGTGCCTCCTGGCCACTGGGCGGCGCGCTCGGCCAGCAGATGCTCGGCAGCCGAACCTGTCAGCAATCCTGAATAGTTGACCAGCGCCGCGCCCGTGGTGGCGCCTGCGCCGATCCGGGCCAGCAGGGCGGCGGCCGTGCCGTCCTGGCCGGCCAGCGCGCGCAGACGCTCACCCGTCGTCATGGCAGCGTCCTGGCCCAGATGGCGTGCACCGCGCGGGCGAGCTCCGCGGCCGACAGCGTCCCCGGCCCGGGCACGTAGGGCGGCGGGCTGGCCGGCAGCGGCAGCGGCTGCGCCCACACTGCGGCGGCCAAGGCCTCGATGGCCGCCAGCGACAGGCCCGGATCGCTCACCACACCCTCGGCCGAGCACAGCGCCTCACCCAGCACGCCATCGCCACCCTGGGCGCGGACGGCCAGCCGGGCACCAGCTGCGCAGGACGCGCCCGAAAGCTGCCCGGCGCTCATCTGCGCGGCCAGCCTCAAGGCAGCCTCGCCATCGGACACGGCGGGCGCCAGCGCCGCGCCGCCCTGGGCCCGCAGGCTCAGGCGGCCGAAGGCAGCCGCCAGCGCATCCTCCAAAGAGGCCACGCCCTGGCCCGTGACGCCCGCCGCGCCGGCGGCCGCGGCCTGCACGGGCTCGAGCGCCCCGGCCAGCGTGGCGGCCAGCTGCACGCGCCCAAGGGCAGCGAGCGCCGCGGCTCCAAGCGTGCCCGCCCCATCGCCGCCGATGGGCAGCGAACCCGAAGCGCCTGCCGAGGCCTCCTGCAGCACACCGGCGAGCTGCCCGCGCACAGCCAGCGTCCCCAACCCCGAGGCCGTGGCGGCCGACAGCGTGACGGACGCCTGCCCGCGCACAGCCAGGGCCGCAGTGCTGGACAGCGCGGCGGGATCGAGCACCGAAGCCCCCAGCGCGCCATGCAGATCTAGCGCTGCCGCGGCCGAGGTCCAGGCCTGCCCCAGCGTGGCCGACAACGAGCCGCTGAGGGCCGAGGCCTGCAGCTCGCCGGCGGCCGCCAGCGTGGCCTGGCCCAGCGCCGCAGCGCCCGTGGCCCGGAGGGACAAGCTCGCGCCGGCCGAGGCCGTGAGCATGGCCAGCCCCATGCCGCCCTGGGCCCGGATCGATAGCGCCGCGCTCGCCGAGGCTGACGCGCCCGTCAGCGTCGATGACAAGCCGCCCTGGATGGGGCCGCCGCCGGCAGCCGCCCCTTCGTACAGCACCCCGAACAGCGCCTTCGTGGCTGACGCAGAAAGAGTGAACGACAGCGAGGCATCGCCGGAAGAAGTGTTGTTGCGCCAGATGCCGAACTCGTAGACCGGCGGCGCGTAGGGCTCGATGACACTGGCTCCGCCATCGGGCGTCACGGTGTAGCCACCGGCGGTGCGCACCGCGCCCAGCGAAACGGACCGGGCTTGAGCGGCCGTCAAGCCGATGGTCCCGCCTGCACCGGCCACCAGGCTGGCGGAGAACGTATCGGCCGGCGGCGCGTCCGCAAGGCCGCTGATCTCGAAGGCGTAGATGTTGGCGGCATGCGAGACACCGCCGACAAAGCCGACCCCGACGGTCTGCACTGCGTTGGTGACGGCCTGAGCGCGATAGACATAGACCGTGTAGTCGTCACCGTAGCCGTGCCGTTCGGGTCCGAGCGTGGCATCCAGCGTGTAGGTGTTGCCCTGGTCGTCCGAGCAGCCGGCCGGCGGCGCGTTGTAGGTGGTGGCGTTGTCGAACAGCACGACGATGCTGTTTCCCGGCGTCACCGGCGCCGGGAAGGTCGCGCTGATGATGCTGCCATAGACGGCCGCGCCGGCTGTCTGGACGATGGACGGGCCGCTGGGCGGCGGGGGCGGCTCGCCGAAGAACCAGCGCCCCCAGACGGCGGCCTCGGCAGCGTCGCGGTCGCCCCAAGCGATGCGGCTTCGCAGCAGCAGGCTGTCTTTGACCCGGCGAGCCGCCAGCCAGCCGCGCAGGGTGCGGCCCGTCGTCATGGCTTACCCCTGCGCGAAAACGACCTGGCCGACGATGTTGCTTGCCGTCGTCGCAGACGGGATGAACAGCAGGAAAGGCACACTGCCGTCGTACAGGCGCGGCATGCCCGAGGTGATCGCATCGATGGCCGATGGCACGTGGGCGGCGGTCAGCTCCAGCCGTGCGATCTCCCGGTAGGCCACCAGCGAGGCCGCCCCCGAGGTCCACGAGGCCGACAGACTGAAGCTCTGCACCGAGCGCACGCCGGTGTCTCCCGCGGCCAGGCCCAGCGGGTAGAACGCCCCGATGGGCGACGAAGCCACACCGTTGAGCACCCCCGTGCCGGTTCGACCGGCCGCGCCCTGACTGTTGGTGTAGCTCATCGAGAAGGCGGGCGTGCCCGAGCCCGTGGCGCTGGTCACCTCCAGGCCGATGAGCACCCGCTCGCCGTCCGTCGCGCCGTTGGCGTCGCGCGCGGGCCAGGCCACGCTGTTGATGGTCTGCGCGGCGGTCGAGGTCAGCGACAGCCCCGAGTTGTGCCACAGCCGGTCGCACAGTACCAGCGACCCGGCGATGGTGGCCTGCGCAGACAAGCGCGCCAGGTGCACGTTGCGTCCGGAGACGGCGGCCGGGAACGGCAGCTGCCCGGCGTAGCTGGTGAGCGCCGCGCCGGCCAGGCCCGGCGTGGGGGCCACCGCCGCCCCGGGCGAGCCCGCCAGGTAGAACAGGCTGTGAGGCCGCCCCGCCACCAGCGTCGGCGTGGCCGCCTTGGCAATGGTGGCCGGCGGCAGCATCGCCGCGATGAGCTGATCCAGCGTGGTGATGGCCATGGCGCAGACTCAGGCGTTGCCGTCGGTGAGCGTGAAGCTCGTGACGGTGAAGCTCTGGCCGACGGCGAAGTTCACGTTGTCCACCTGGAGATCCCCGCCGCCGCCGGTGGCCGTGACGGTGCCCTGCAGGTGGCAGGTGGTGCCGCTGGCGTCATAGATGCGGAAGTGTCCAGCCGTGCCGGAGGCATCAGCAGACGTATCCTGCCAGGTGCCGGACATGCTCTTGCTGCCGGAGGCTGCAGCCGCCATCCAGTCGGCGGGCAGGTCGAGGGTTGCCAGCACCGTGCCCGAGTCGGCGGTGGCGCAAGACGCCGGCGCCGCGCCGGTGCGGATGCGCATGATGGGCGAGGCGCCGATGGCCGTCTCGATGGCATCGAGCCGGGCATTGCGAACGGCGACAGAGAACTGGATGGCCATGGCTTATTCCTTCTCGTAGGTGGTGATCGTGCGGGTGACTTCGAGCGTCTGGGGGTCGCGCTCGACGGTCTGGACGGCTTTGGACGGATGCGCCACGACCACCTGCGCGGGCGGCACCTCGGCCTGCACGGTGACCTCGGGCGCGGCCACCTGCACGTGGACCACGGGCGGCTCGACGTGCACCGCGGGCACCGGCGCCGATGCAGCCTGCACGTGCACGATGGGCGCGGGCGGCTCGGGCATCTGGATGGTGATCGGCGCGTTCAAGTGGACCGCCGGAACAGCGGCGGCTTGCGTCTGGCTGGCGCTCTCGCCGCCCCCTGCCCCGCCCGCGCGCGCATGTGCGTAGCCCATGATCTCGGCGGCAAACAGCGCTTGCTCGAACGCGCGGCGGAAAGCCCGGTCGTCGGCGTCGGCCAGCGCCACGGCCAGGCGCTCGTGCAAATCCTCGACGCTTTGCGCCCCCAGGATGGCCGAGCGGATCGCGCTGGCCTCGATGGGGCTGGGGATGCTGGCCAGCGTGCGCTCGATCTCGTCCTCGATGGCCTGCTGGCCGGCGGTGAATCGCCTGCGGTCAGGCTTGTGCGGGGCGTCCGGGCTGGCAAAGGACGCGGCCAGGCGAGGCGATGCAGGCACGGGTGCGGGCGCGTCTGCGACGTCGGCCTGTTGCGCCTGCACCTGCTCGAAGTCGTCGGGCTCCAGGCCGTACTTCTCCTCCAGGTAGCGGCGCGTGAAGCGCAGCATGCCGGCATCCACGAGCGTCTTGTCGCGCGTGGCGCGCTCCATCTGCAAGCCCGCGTCATCCTCCATCACGAAGCGCGGCGGTGAGAGCGAATTGAGGGCGGCCAACGTATCCAGCACCCGCTGGGCCGCGGCGGTGATGAGCCTGATGTCGGCGCGGCGCTTTTCCTGCCGCACCTCGTCGTGCACCTGCCCCAGCGCCCGGTTGCCGCTGCCGCCGTCGGTGCCACTGGTGAGCGTCTGCCCCAGGATCAGGCGCTGGATGCGCCGGGTGCAGGCGGTCTCGAACTCGGTGAACTTGTTCGGGCTGTTGCCCGGCGTGTCCACTGCGGCCAGCTCGTCCTCCCGGTCCACCACGGCCACCGGCCCGCCGGTGAGCGTGCGCAGCATCTCCAGCATCGCCTGGCGGTCGCTGATGGTCTTGCCGTACAGCAGCGGCACGGCCGCTTGCTCCAGGAACTTGGCCCAGAAGCGCCAGCCGTGCGTGCGGAAGAACCAGGGCCAGTACGCTTTGGCCAGCAAGGCCTCGCCCATGGGCTTGCGCAGCGAGCCGTCGCGCACCACGGCAAAGAACTTGCGCGGGTCGGCCGCCTCCTGCGTGTCGCGCCACACGAGCGTGCCGTCCGGTTTCACGGAAAACCACTCGAACGGGCAGTCGATGATGCGCTCGATGCCGATGCGCCCGCCTTCCAGGGGCCGGTAGACGACCTCGAACACGCTGTAGCCGTAGGGCGTGGCAGCCCACGCGGCGGCCAGCAGATCAGGCACGGCAGGCGCGGCCGCCTCCTCGAAGAAACGCCGCGCGCGCGCTTGCTCGTGCTCGATGCGCCATGGGGTGTTGAGCGCGGCATCTTTGCGGGTCTCCAGCGCCGCCGACACTTCGTCGTCGTCAGCGATGCGGCGCAGCCGGGTGCGCTCGATGCCCAGTTGCTGCAGCACATCGTCAGCATCGCCCAGCCACCCGAAGCGGGCCAGCGCCCGTTCGATGGAGACGGCGGAGCCCAGTGCAATCGCGCGTTGTTGACGTTCGGCCATGGCGCCGATGGTGCCGCCGGCCGGCCCGTCAATCCGCAGGAACGGATTCCGCCTCGTCGGCCGCGTCGAACAGCGGCAGGCTGGCCCAGCCGGGCGAGCCGCGCTTTTCCAGCAGCTTGCGCACGCCGCGCTCAGTGTAGCCTTGGGGCCGAGTCAGGGTCTGGGCGATCTCGCGCCACGACTTCCCCTGCGCTCGCATCTGCGCGGCCAGGCGCCGGTTGTACTCGGTGTGCGCCCGCGCACTGGTGGCGATGTAGACCACGGCGCCGTGGTAATACTCGCACAGTGTGGCGGCGTCGCGCTCGCCCACGGCGGCCACCAGCGCATCCCAGGTGCGGCCGCTGTGGCGCATGGGCATGCGCACCTCGCGCCCGCCGAAAGCGGCGATGAGCCGCGCCGTGGCCGTCGGACCGATGAGCTGCGCGATCTCGGCGATCATGGCTCAGAACACCCTCGTCCCTGCTGCGGCGTAGCCGCCGACGGCCATGCCAAACGCCGCAAAGGCGTAGCTCGCCGCGTCCACACAGTCATCGTGCTCGCCTTCGGGGAAGGCCAGCAGCTCATCGCGCACGGCGGATGGCACGCCCGCCGGATCGAGCCGCACCTGGTGCTGCTCGAATCGCGTCAGCAGCGGCGCAAAGCGCGTCACCTTGTCGCGCTCGGGCCGGATGCCACGCACCGGCAGCGTGGTGGTGCGCAAGAGTTCCTGCACCATCGCGGCCTGGTATTGGGTCTGCTCCACCGCGATCAGCTTGGGCCTGTGGCGCGCGGCGGCGGCCTTGATGCGCTGCTGGGCCTCGTGGAACTGCCAGCGCCCACGCTCGACTTCCTTGACATAGACGATGCCGGTCTCAGGGTCGCGTGCCATGGCGGCAATCGCCGTGAAGTCCGCACCTTCCTTGCTGCTGATGGCCAGGTCCACGCCCAGGCACACCGGCAGGTGCGGCGGGCAAGGCGCATCCACCAGCATCTCAGCGCGGATCAGGTTGCCGCCGAAGGTGACAAACTGCGCCTCGTATTCCTGCGCGAAGACCAGCGCGGGCAGCTCGCGGCGCTTGGCCTCGATCTCATCCGCGCTGATGTAGGGGTTGGCGCTGGTCGGCAGGTGGAAACTTGCCCATTCCGGCCACTCGTCGGACTGCCCGCGCCGGAACAGCTCGTGGAAGTAGTTCGTGCCCTTCGGCGTGCTGATGAACCACGCCTGCCCGCGGAAGTCGGTCAGCGTTGGGCTGATGGCCTGCTCCCAGGCGTCCTTCAGATACCGCGCATGCGCGGCCTCGTCGATCACGATCTTGTGGTACTTGCGCCCGCGGCCTGCATCTGGGTCTTCCAGCGTCCAAAAATCGATCTTGCCGCCGGTGATGAGTTCGATGCGCTGCTCGGTGCGGTTGGCCTTGCGCGTCACCGGCTTCAAGGTGCGCTCCATGTCCGCCCACACGTCGGCCAACAGCCTGTAGGTGGGCGCGAAGAAGGCGACCGACGCACCCTCGATGGCGCTCCTGCCGTCGTCGAAGAGCGCCAGCCACTCCACCGCCAGCAGCGTCTTGCCGAAGCGCCGACCGGCGCTGATGACCTTGAAGCGCGCCGGGTGGGTGATGACGGCCTGCTGGCCGCCGTGGAAGTCGATGGGAGGGATCTGGATGCGGGTCATGATTGCAAAGAAAGCCCGCCACTGCTTGCACTATCTGCTATCATGCAGCGCATGAACCGCAAGCACCGCAAGACGCTCGAAGCCATCTTTGCCAGGCCGACGAGCGGGACGGTCAAGTTCTCCGACATCGAAGCGCTCGTCATCGCATTGGGCGGCACGGTCAAGGAAGGCGAAGGCTCGCGCGTGGCGCTGCGCATCGGCGCTGCGGTCAAACACGCGCACCGGCCGCACCCCGGAAAGGAAGCAAAGAAATACCAAGTCGAAGAGGTGCGAGCCTGGTTCAAGGCACAAGGAATCGAACCATGAACACCATGATCTACAAAGGCTTTACGGCCAGAGTCGATTTCGACGAACGCGACAATCTCTTCGTCGGGCGCGTGCTCGGCCTGCCGGAGACCGAGCGCATCAGCTTTCACGGCGAGACGGTGGCCGAGCTGACCCAAAATTTCCACAACGCGATCGACTTCTACCTCAAAGAATGCGCCGAATCCGGGCGCGCGCCGACCCGACCGGCGTCCGGCCGCCTGATGCTGCGCATCCCGCCGGAAGTGCATAGCGCCGCGCTGGTGGCAGCGCAGGCTGCCGGCACCAGTCTCAACCAATGGGCGGCGAAGGTGCTGGCGGAAGCGGCGCATCATTCCGGCTGATCCTGCGGAAACTCCTCGCCCTTCGTCATGATGACTCTCATTCGGCTCGCTCCTTCTTCGCATAGCTGCGCTCGATGACAATCGTCGGCTGCGCGGTGGCCTCATCGAGCCCCCAGGCCTGGCGCTCGGCGCGGTGGATGTTGATGATGGTCTCGCTGGCGATCTTGGCGGCCTTCAAGTCTTCGAAGGCCAGTTGCTTGTCTTCCTTCGCCTCGGCTGCCCGGTGCGCCTTCAGGCCGGCATAGAGCCGCTCGCGGATGGCGTTGAATTCCTCCTGGTGGCGGCGGATGATCTCGGCGCTGCGGTCGGCTGCGGCGTCGATGGCTGCTGCCTTCCTTTTTGGATCGGCAGCCGGTGATATTCCGGTGACTTTCTCGGTGACTTTGCGCCGGATGACATCGGCCACGTCGGTGCCGTCGCTCCAGCCCTCGGCCTTGGCGCGGCGCACGATGGCGGCCTTGTCGACGCCGTACTTTTGCGCCAGATCGCCAAAGCTCGCCCCCGCCTCGCGCTCGGCGCGGATGGACTCCCACTGATCGCGGCTCAGTCGCGGCATGGCTGGTCAGCGTCGCGGTGGATGCGGCGGGAGGGCTGCATCCACGAAGGCAGCGGCTGCAGCTCCAGATCGCCCGCGTGCGTGTCGGCCCACACACGCAGCCGCTCGTCGGGGTCGGTGATCTCGCGGGCCTGAGGCTGAGGCAGGCACTCGTGGCGGTTCAGTTCGTTCATGCTTTGGCTTCCTGTGTCTTTGATGCCGATGCGCGGGACTTTTCCCACTCTGCGAGGAACTTCAGCTTGAGCCGCCGCGCGGCCTCCTCGCCCTCTGCCTGGCGCACGGCCTCCAGGTACTGGGCGCGCTCTTGGCGCGTGCAAAGGCGCAAGAGCGTGTCCACATGGCGGTGGCGCTGCAGGCACTCCTCGCGCCATTCGGGCGAGGCGCTGTCCACCTCGCGGCCGTCGATGAGGATGACGGTTCTTGCCATCAGGCCAGCTCCATCTGCCCCCACAGGGCGATCAACAGGCACTCGGCCCGGTTGTGGTCCTTCTGACGCGCCAGCAGCGACTGAGCGGCCGGGAACAGGCGGCGGGCCACCTCCAGCGACTCCCGCTTGTCCTTGCCCAGCAGCCCGAAGCGGCGCTTCCAGGTCTGCGGCTGCACCACCTTGAGGGGCAGGCGCAGCACGTCGGCCGCGCCCTCCACGATGCCGCGGCTGCGCATCAGCGAGCCCTGCGTCTGGATGGCGTTGCCATGGCGGCCGCCATTGCCCATCGGGCGCGCCTGCACGTCCTCGATGACCAGCGTGGCCGCCTCTCCCGGCGGCACGATCTGGCGGATCTGCTGCGCCAGCGAGCGGCCGCACAGGCGACGACGAGGCTTCGTGCTGGCCTCCTCGGCGGCCACCGTCACCAGGTCGTGCACCACGCACGTGTGGCGGTGATCCACCGCGGCCAGAGCCCCGGACAGTCCGATATCGACGGCCAAGACGATCACTGTGCCTCCTTGCCCGATCCGACAGCCACTGGGCTTGAGCGCTGGAACAGCGGGCACTGGCCGTCTTTTCGGACGATGGTTGCGTCGATGACGATCAAGCTCGGCCGGCACTCGGCCAGATGAGGCAGATGCGGCGCGTACCGGCGGCACATCGCGCAAGCGTCGATCCGCATCCGGGGATTGCAAGGCGCAAGGTCCGACATCAAGCACCTCCACCGTCGAGCGCATGCTCGCTCGCTGCCACTGCGCGCCGATGCGTCGGCAGCATTTTGGGCGCTACAGGCGTTTTTTCGGCCCGGTCGCTACCAGGGTACCGACCTCGCTCCGTTTGCGCCTTGTAGGCCGTTCTAAGGCCATTTCCGGGCATCATTTGCACTCCATGTCGGGCAGCGCGGCGCGCCACGCCGCTTTTTGCGCCGGCGTCAGCCGCTCGCCGCGGCGCTCGCGCTCCTGCAGCCGGCGGGCCCATGCCCGGCTGTCGCCGCCCCGGCTGGACAAGGCCGCCTGCATCCGCTTGAGCAACGCGGCCGAGCGCGCCGGGTCCGCCGGCTTGGAGGGCAGCGTCTCATGCGGCTGGGGGCGGCGCGCCGGCGCAGCCAGGCACAGGGCCTTGAACTCGCCGAGGTTGGGCACCCGCTCGGGCAGGTGCTCCAGCGCATAGCGCAGCGCCATCGGGTTTTGCTGCAGGTGGCGCAGCTCGCGCCCCCAGACAGCCTTGAGCTGGGCCACGTGATCCTTCGGATCGACACCGGCTGGGCATGCCCACATGCGGTCGAAGGCCGCGCCGTAGTAGGCGCGCATCGTCGACCAGATGCGCTCGATCCAGGGCTCAGGAAGGGACGACTCGTGATGCGACATCGATGGTCTCCTGGGTGCGGCTTGGGTGTGCTCGCCCGGTCATGAGGGCGGCGGTTTCGAGCTGGCGCGCTCGCGGGTCGTCGCTGGCGGGCAGCGGCCCGTGGTGCACCGAGCGCTTGACCTTCGCGGCTTCGAGCCGCTGGCGCTTGACCATGCCCAGCGCGTAGGCAAAGCCCTTGTGGCGCCGCACGGCCTCCTCAGCAGCGCCAACGAACTCGGCCTGCGCGGCACCGGCCTCCAGGAGCGCGAGCAGCTCCGGATGGCCTGGGTTCACGTCGGCAATGCCGACGGCTTTCATGGCCCTGCACACGAGGCCTGCCGGGGTTGCGTCAGGCGGTCCTCCCCCGCCCCCACCACCACACACCCCAACTTCGGTGGAGTCAGCAGTGAGTGTGTTTATCTCTTCTGGTGTCTGGTGTCTGGTGTCTGGTGTTTGGGAGCATCGCCTTCGCATTGCGTTCGCATCGCCTTCGCATTGCGTTCGCATATGCGGTCGCATGTCATCCGGCAATGCGCTCGCATTGCCATCGGATTGCGAACGCTGTGCGTTCCACCGTGCTTCAGCGCTGCGTTTGGCCTTCTCGTGCTTGTCATGGAAGCGTGCGATCTCCTCGTCGGCGCGCCGCTGGTGGTAGCCGTCAGCCTCCAGATGGAAGAACTCTTTGAGAACCGTGGCCACGGCCTCACGCTCCTTCCGTGACGAGGCTCGAGCCAGCTTGCAACACTCTCGTACATCGGCCGGCAGCGGGCCTTCGGTGATGTAGTAGCGGTCCAGCAGCCGGCGATAGATCCCCTCTTCCACGACGGTCAGGTGCACGGTCTTCTTGAGGAAGTCGCCAATGTGGTGCTCGTAGTAGTTCACTGAGGCCCTCCTGAGCGGTCGAGACCGAGAAGAAGTAACGGATGAGTGCTCACGACCCGTCTCCCATGCGCTCCAGGTAGCGCACCAGCTCGCGCGTCTGATCCGCGCTCAGCGTCATCGATTGGCCGGGCTTTTCCAGCACCAGGCGCCCGTCGCTGAACAGCGCGCAGCAAAAGCCGCGGCTGCTCTGGCAGGCGTCCTCGGCCTGCGGCGGCGCGGCCGGCCCGGTCGCAGCCGCCGGTGCATCGTGCTGCGGCGGCTGCGCCAGCGACCAGAACAGGTTGTTGCCCTGGTGCGGCAGGCGGCGCGCCTGCAGCACGCCGTGGTCACGCGCGGGCTTCAAAATGGGGGACAGCGCGCTGGCGGGCTGGCCCACCAGCTCGGCCAGCACCGCCGTGGCCAGCTCCGTGCCCGGCGGCTGCTGCTGCAAGTGCCGGATCACCCGGTCAGCGATGCTGCCTGGCAGCGGCCGGTAGGCAAAGGGCGCGCTCATGACAGCCACAACGCCAGCAGCAACAACACCAGCGGTGCCGCCAGGCACGCCACCGTCAGGCCCAGCACGATGCGCACCAGGCGCTTCCAATAGTCCACGGGCGGGCGATGCTTCATGCCCCCTCCTCCTCCCAGATCAGGCGGCGCGCCGTGTCCTCATCGGCCATGGCCGCGCGCGCAATCGTCACCATCGCTTCGTACTTGCTGCGGTCCACGCACACGCGCGAGGCGTCCACCACCTTGAAGCCGAGCTGATAAATCAGCGCCAGCGCGTCCTCTAGCTTCTCGTTCTTGATGCGGCTGACGGTGGACTCGCTCACCCCCAGCACCTGCGCCAGATTGCGCTGCGTTCCAGGGTCTTGCATGGCCTGCAAGACCATGGAGAAGGCCTTGCGTGACCTTTCGATGGGGGCGGCCGACAGTTCACCCATGACCATCCCCCGCCCCATCATCACGAGCGATGCACAGCGAAGAAGAAGCCATCCACGCCTGGGCGCGGCGCAAGCTGGCCCAGGTGGTGCGCGAGTGCACCCTGCGCGCGGCCGACCAGTTCGACGCCTGGGCCCGGCGGCTGCGCCGCCGCGTGGAGGAGGAAGGCGGGCGCTCCTGACCCTTGCACAATGGGTGTTCCACCAACCACCTGCTCAGGAAAGGAGCGCCCATGAACGAGTTCGGCGAAGTCATCGTCGCGTGCGAAATCATCACGACCTCCGACGGCCGCCATCAGGGCGTTTTGGCGATCTATCGCAAGATTGCGCCGGCGGACCACCCTTGCCCGTATGGGGCGATCGTGTACTACGAGACGCTGGCAATCCGGGACACGCGGGACTACCCAGACCTCGAAACACTGCGATACGGGCCGCATTCGCTGATGCTTGCCGAGTTAGTCCAAAGGTGGCATCGAGCGTAGCCAGCGCCAGCGGGAAGTCCGCGTTGTGCAACGCCTCCGGGTTGTTGCGCAGCAGGTACTCCAGGGCGAAGTGCGCCGCGCGCGCCGTCTCCACAGGAACCGGGCGGCATTGGCCCGCCGGGCACACATCAAGCGCATCCACGGTGGCGCACTCCTGCGGCGGCGGCCTCATCTCAGGCCGCCTCATGGTGCAAGGGGGCGGCCTGATGGCGGAGTACGTCCCAAGCGACATCCGGCCTCAGCTCCTCGCATGTCACGGCATGGCCGCGGCGCCTGGTTTCCCGCTCGATCGCCGGACAGTGCTCGGCCGGTACTTTCCGCCGCGACTTCCACATGCTCGGCGCGCTACTCGCAACGCCGATGGCGGAAGCCAGGGCGGTGACACCACCGCAGATCGAGATAGCGCGTTCAAGGGGACTCACGATGCTTCCTCACACACATCCATCACGATCGTGATTGTGGCGGAAACACCAACGTGATGCAAGACGCTGGCTTAATCACAGATGTGAACACGCTTGCAGAACGCCTGAAGTGGGCGCGTGAGACCATCGCCTGCCTCAGCCAGGAAGAACTGGCGAGGCGCGCCGGCGTATCTCAAGGCACCATCGGTAACATCGAGGCCGGGACTCGACGGAATCCTAGAGATCTGCTGGAAATCGCTAAAGCGGTGGGCGTGCACGCGGAATGGCTGAAGTCTGGCCGTGGCCCAGTCCGACTTTTAGGCAGCCCGGAGAGCGCCTCCGCCATTGGCCGTGAGGCGGCCGCTCAGGCAGCCCTGCCCTCCTCCCGCGAAATCGACCTCGACAACAACCCGGACTACCCTGCTGTGCGGCGCGCCACCATCAAGGCCGGCGCCGGGATCACGGGCTTTGCCATCGACTATGAACACAGCGGCGCCGGCGACGGCGCGCCTATCGTCTTTCGGCGCGACTGGTACGAGCGGCACGGCTACCGGCCCGATCGCATGATCGCCATGCGGGTGCACGGCGCCAGCATGGAGCCCACGCTGTACGACGGTGACCTCATCGTCGTGAACATGGACAGCACCACCCCGAAAGACGGCGTGGCCTTCCTCGTGCTCTACGAGGGCGAGCCGGTGGTCAAACGCCTGATGCGCGATGCGGGCGCGTGGTGGCTGGCCAGCGACAACCCGGATCAGCGCCGCTACCCGCGCAAGCTCTGCGACGACGCCACGCGCATCGTCGGCGAGGTCGTGTACCGGCAGAGCGAGCGGGTGTGAGGCCTTGGCGCGCCGTCGCGCCTCACGCGGGCGCGTGGATTGAAACGCCGTGGGCCGCAGTGCCGTGATCTACGACGACCTGCACACGAACGCAAGGGGCGGCCTCAGCACGCACCAGCGCCCCGTCAACGGAACCGGTGGCTGATCCCGGCCTGCTTCATGATCTCGTTGGCCATGTCCCGCGAGGGCATGTTCTTCGAGACGACCTGGTGGCGCTTGCCATTGGTCCAGATCTCGTGGGAACCCTTGCCTGGGCGGCAGAAGGTGTAGCCGTGGGCCTTCAGGATGTCGATGACGAGCCGGTAGTACCCATTCATGAGGCCGCGAGATACTGGTCATCGAACAGCATCTCGGGCCGCACGCGGGCCGCATCGCCGTCCACGGCCATCTCCAGCAGCGTCTGGGCAGCGCTGCGCACTTCCTCTCGCAGCTCGTCGAGCGTCTGGCCGGAGACGACCAAGCCGTCGATGTCGTCGCTGCAGGCCCAGTAGGTGTTGGACGCCTCGTCCCGATGCACCCGCACCAGGAACTTCACAGGCACCCCCGCCTTGGCCACGGTTTTCCACAGCGGGTAACCCACGCGGTAGGCGAACACTTGTTGCACTCCTTGCTGATGGCCGGCACCGGCCGATTCAGGGCTTAGGCGGTTGATTGTGCCACCGTACGCTGGTTCGATCCGGGGGAAACCACGCAGTTCCGGCCCCCATGTGGGGGATTGGTCACGGCAAGAGCGGCTGAACAGGGTCTGCCACCACCGCCAGTGCCAGCAGAAGACGCACACGTCCGCAAGAAAGAAGCCGCCCGAAGGCGGCTCCCTATTGAGGGCAAGGGAGGTCAGTGGACATGGCCGTTCCTGCTGTCCTGCCGGTGACTTGCGGCGCCCTCTCCAGAAACAAACGCCGAGATGGCAGCCAGCACAGCCAGCACGATCGCGGCAGCCAACTTGAACGCACCAATGAAACCCTCAGAAAAAGTGTTGACAGTGCGACTCATGGGCGACTCCCGGAAATCTCCCTGACGAACCGGACGGCTCCGACGAAAAGAACAATACCACTCAGCCCGATGTCGAGGTAGAGGATCGCCACCTCTACCCCATGGAGCGCAAGGAGGACCGATTCGCTGAAAGGGTGGATACGATGCAGCATTGCAACACCGTAGCCCAACCCCCACGACAAGCAGGCAAGGGCCGCGAAAAGGAACGCACCCCCCACCGCATGGCCGACAAGCCTCACGACAGATTGCCCGAAACTGGGCCGGCGCCCCCAACCAGAGTTGTCGAGGTCACCGAGGCTCATTTGGGATCAGCCAACTGCGCAGCGATCACCGCCGCTCGCCGATCAAGGCGACCCCAGTCCCCCCGCCGACAAGGCCCACCACCATCACCTGGCCGTCCGTCACCACGATGCCGGTAGCCGTCAGGCCCTGGGCTGTGCCGCATCCGGCGCCGTAGTTCACGGTGGCGCGGAAGAAGTTTTTGCCGCTGGAGTCCGCCGTGACTTGGCCTGAGGTGTTGCACCCATCCTGCACCGCGGTGAAAGCGCCCTGGGCGTTGAAGACCACGGAGCCGCCCTCGATCGCCCAAGTGCCGGTGAGGTTGCTCAGCAGCGCCGGCTGGTCATAGGCCCGGTTGTAGGTGGCCGAGAAAGTGCTGGATGGCTGGCCTTGCGGCGTGATGGTGCCCGACAAGGTGGCCCCCGGCGCCACGGTGGCGCTGATCGTCGAGTTCAGCGTGCCGTCGGAGAAGTACGACTGCATCGAGCCGCTGACGCTGTTGCCCGAGACGGACGAGATGCTACCGCGCGACAGCACCAGGCCGTCCACCCCGTAGTCCTCCACCACCCAGACCTCGCCGGACGGGGTGACGAGCGCCGAGAAGTCCTCGCCATCCCAGAAGCCCTGGGCGGCCACACCGGAGCCGCCCTTGTCGCCGCCCTCATCGCCGCCATCACCACCGCCCCCGCAGGCTGCCATCACCACCGCCGCTGCTGCGGCCACGAGTTTTGCTTTCACTGACCCCTCCATAGGTTGACCGTCGCCACGGCGGCGGCGCGACACGTCCGCCATCCGCCTGCGCCGGGAAGGTAGCAAGCCGTCACGGCGGCATGCCACCCCCCTGAAGGGGGACATTAATCACGATTGTGTTGACAAAGCAAATCACGTTCGTGATACTACATCCGTCCCCACCCCAGGAGATGGAGATGCCCGTCCTACCCTTCCCCCACATTGCGCTGGATGCGCGCGAGCGCCGCATCGAGGCCGAGACCGCCGCCGTGCGGCGCTGGGCCCAGGAGCTCGAAATCGCCCTGCTGGCCGGCATGACCGGCGGGGCGGGCGCAGTGCGGCTTCCCTATGTGCTGCGCGGCCTCACGCGGGGCCGCGATGTGATCGTCACGCAAAGCCTGGCCGAGGCCGTGCACGAGACGCTGGAGTACGACGACGTGCTCGGCCAGTTGCTGCACCTGCTGCAGCACAGCCCCTGCCCCGAGGTGGCCGCACTGCGCCGCGCGATTGCGGCGCGCTACGCCCGCACCTGGGCCGAAGAGCTGGCCGACCTCGACCTGCGGGAGGCCTGAGCGATGAAAGCACCCCGCACCGAACGGCATGCCGCCATCGAGGGCCTGCACACCTCTGAGGGCTTCGCGCGCATCGGCGCAGGCCGGCCGCTGCACGGCGACGGCTGGCCCACCGTGAAGCGCTACCCGCGCAGCCTGGACGAGATCGAGCCCGCGCGCCGCGCCACGTCCCGGCCCGTGTACGTCAGCCGCGCGCGGCGCTTCTTCGCGGCGCTGGCGGCCTTCCTGCTGGCGCCATCGCCTTTTGTCAAGGAGAACAGCCATGAACGCCGCCGCTGATCGCGCCGAGTGGCTCGCCGAGCGCCGATCTGGCATCGGCGGCAGCGACATCGCCGCCATCCTGGGCCTGTCGCCCTGGAAAACCGCCGTGGATGTGTGGCTGGAAAAGACCGGCCGGTCCACCGACGACACCATCGGCGATGCCGAGGCCGTGCGCTGGGGCGCACTGCTGGAGGATGTCGTCGCCAGGGAATACGCCGAGCGAACCGAGCACAACATCCAGCGCGTCAACCGCATCTTGCGCCACCCGTCGCACGAATGGGCGATCGGCAACATCGACCGCGCCATCGTCGCGCCAGGCTCCCGCGTGCGCGTGGCCGACGACGGCGGAACGCTGCTCGGGGCCGACGGACTGCTGGAGGTCAAGACCGCCAGTGCCTACAAGGCCGGCGAGTGGGGCCGCGACGGCGACGACGACGCGGTGCCCCTGCACTACCAGGCCCAGTGCATGTGGTACCTGGGCATCACCGGCCAGCCCTGGTGCGACGTGGCCGCCCTCATCGGCGGGCAGCGGCTGGTGATCCGGCGCATCCACCGCGACGACGAGACGATCGCGGCGATGCTCGAGCGCGCCGACGACTTCTGGCACCGGCACGTGCTGGGCGGGCAAGCGCCAGAGCCCGCGACGGCGCGCGACGTCGAGACGCTATTCCGCTCTGACAACGGCGAGGCGCTGGAAGCCGACGACGAGCTGCTCGCCGCCTACAGCGCGGCGCGTGCGGCCAAGAACGACATGGCCTACGCCGAAGCTCGCTACGAGGAGGCCGTCGAACGCATCAAGCTGGCCCTGGGCGAGCGATCCGCGCTCACGTTCAACGGCCAGCCGCTGGCGACCTGGAAGGCCACGAAGCCAGCGCGCCGCACCGACTGGAAAGCGCTGGTGCACCACCACTGGCCGGTGCCGCCAGCTGAGTTGGTGGAGCAATTCACCACCGAAACCCCCGGCAGCCGCCGGTTCCTTCTCAAGGAGTAGACATGGAAATCAAAGTTGACCAGGCGGTCGTGCAAGCCGCGATGCAGGAAGTTGCCACCAAGGCGATCGAGAAAGCCATCGGTGGCTACGAGATGCAGAGCGCGATCGCGCAGACGATCGCTGGCGCCGTCACCATCGAATCGATCGGCGCGGCGGTACGAGAGGGTCTGAGCAAGGTTGACACAGAGGCCCTGACGCAAGCCATCGCCAAGGAAATGCAACGGGCGGTAGTCAGAGGCGTCTCTGCCGTCGTCGAGCATGCTGTCGTCGATATCGTGGCCCGTATGCGCGGGCTTTACAGCGATTCCGACAAGGACCGGATCAGGCACGAAATCTTTCGGAAGGGAATTTGACCATGACCACCGCACTGAAGGCCGCCGTGACCGGCCAAACGCCAGCCGCCCGCAAGCCCGCAGGCGGCGACATTGCCGCACTGCTGACCGACCCAAAGATCAAGCAGCAGATGCAGCTTGCGCTGCCCCGGCATGTGACCGCAGAGCGCCTGGCGCGCGTGGCGCTGACCGAAGTGCGCAAAAACCCGGCGCTGGCGCGCTGCGACCAGACGAGCTTCCTTGGCGCGCTGATGACCTGCGCTCAGCTTGGTCTCGAGCCGGGCGGCCCGCTCGGGCACGCCTACCTGATCCCTTTCGAGAACCGCAAGGCGGGCCGCACCGAGGTGCAGTTCATTGTCGGCTACCGGGGCATGATCGACCTGGCGCGCCGCTCCGGCCAGATCGTCAGCATCGAGGCGCGCGCCGTGTACGAGGGCGACACCTTCGAGGTGACCCTGGGACTGGACAGCAACCTGCGCCACGTCCCCGACTTCGACAACCCGGCGCGTACCCAGCCTGAAAAGCTGCGGTTCGTCTACTCCGTCGCCAAGCTCAAGGACGGCGGCGTGCAATTCGAGGTGATGAGCCGCCGCGAGGTCGAGGCCGTGCGCGCGCAGTCCCGCGCGGGCAGCAGCGGCCCGTGGGTCACGCACTTCGAGCAGATGGCGCTCAAGACCGTGGTGCGGCGGCTGTTCAAGTGGCTGCCCATCAGCGTGGAGCTGGCCGCTGCCATCGAAGCCGACGAGCGCGCGGAGATGGGCCTGCCGCAAGCCAACGCCCTGGCGCCGATGACCGTGGACGCGGAGACGGGCGAAATCACCGCGCCGGCGGCACCTTCGCCGGCGCGCCCCAGCGAAGCCGCACACGCACAAGACGAGGCCGCACAACAAGCCGACTGGGAACCCTCCCCCGAGGAGCAGGAGCAGATCCGCCAGCGCGAGCTGGCCGAGGCCGAGCAAGACCGGCCGGCTGCGGCCTGACCCAGTTTCACGGGGCGTTGACCAGCGGCCTCTCCTTCTCCTCCCTCCCTCAACGATTGCCGCTGCGAGTCCTCTTATCTTCCCACCACCAGGAGCGCCCATGTTCCAGTTGCCCGAAACCACCGAAGCCCGCCTGACCAGCGTCACCAACCGCGTCGAGCGACACGGCGATGACGAGCACCCTGCCGTCTCGCTCGGCATCTCGATCGATGCGGCCAACACCGTGCTCGACCGCATCGACCCGCACATCCGCGAAGCGCTTTACAAGCCCGTGGACCGTCAGGACTCACTGCCCGGCGTAGAACCCAGCACGCCGGTACTGCGGTGCAACTCCTTTGACAAACACACCTTGACCACCTCTCACGAAGGCTGGACGCTTGAAGTCGATGAGGGGATCGACGAATCCACCCCTCTCGTCTTCGGTGGCTGCAAGATTGACAAGTTTGTCGTCGAAGCCAAGCAGGGCGGCTCTATCGTGCTGCGATTCCGTGTGAGCACCAGTGACGTGGACGCCGACAGGCTAGGCAAGCTGGCCATGCACATCGGCCAAGCCATCTGGATCCGGCTAAGCGGCCCTGACCCCAATGCCGAGGCCATCGACGGCAGCACCGAGGCATTCGCAGCCGACTACCCCGACGCCACAGACCTGTTCGCACGAGCGCACGATACCGGTCACGACGAAGGCGGGCCCATTGAGGACGAGCCGCCTTCGGCCACCGAGGAGACCTCCCGCCCCCGCACCCGCACCGCCCGCGGCCGCGAGGCTACCCGCAAAGCCCTGGAAGCCGGCATGGCCGAGTACCTGAGCAGCACGCAAGGAGCCTGAGCCATGGACGAGCGTGGTGCGCGTGAAGTTCAAGGAGTGATGGCATGACCAAAGACGAAATCACCGCACTGAAGCAGCGCTACAACGCCTGCGCCGAGGAAGGCTCGACCATGTGGGAACGGCTGGAAGTGCTGGCCGAGGAGATGAAAGACATCCGGCGCAGGCTGGATGCCGAAGCCCCCGGCTCCTACGACCCCATCGAATTGCTTTTCAGCGGGAGGATGGGCGATGAGATGGGTGAGGACGAGTAACCATGCTGCAAGTCGGCGACGTGGTGCGCACCTCCTACGCCGGTGGGCCGTATCTCGTGCTGCGGATCGATGGGCCCTGCACCTGCCCGCAGTACCTGCGCTGGATCAACGGCGACGACTCGCCCAGCGAGCCGCACTACCACCTCACCTGCCACAGCGACCGCACGAATGCAGGCCGGCCCGGGCTGGTGTGGCTCAACGGCTACCGCCTGGACGGCACCAACGTGTGGAGCGGCGACCGCCTCGAGGTCCTCGGCAGCAGAGGGTCGATCGCTCGACCGCGTCGACAGCTGGACCTGTTCGCGGAGGCACACGGATGATCGACCTGCGCAAGATGATCGAATCGGCGCGCGCGCCATCGATGCCGCCGAGCGCGCCGCGCCCCGTGCGCAAGCCTTCGGAGCGTGAGCGCGCATGGCAGTTGGAGTGGGCGCGGCGCAATCGCGAGATCAGCGCCAAGCTCAAGGCGGACGAGGCGGCGCGCAACGACGTGCGCGTACTGGCGAAGATGCACACCCGCACCGGCGCCTGGACGACACGCGACCTCGCGAGGGCCCTACGAGTCAATGCCGACTGGCTGCGCAAACACCCGCTGCGCCGGCTGTGCGAGGCCGGCAAGGTGCGCCCAGTCGTCGTGCTGCATCCGGTGACTGGCTGGCCGCTGCGGCGCGACTGGGAAGCAGTCGAGCAGCCAGCCACAAGCAACGATCGGTGATGGTAGACCTGATCCTCTCCCCTGAAGAGCTGGTGATACTGACGGGCTACCGCAGAGCGTCCGATCAGCTCGCCGAGCTGCACCGGCAAGGCTTTTGCAGGGCGCGCCGCGACCGGCTGGGCAATGTCATCCTGGAGAGGGCGCACTACGAGGCGGTATGCTCCATGCAGCCCGGTGCAGTCCTGGCAACGAAACCCAAGGTCAAACTGCTGGCCAAAGCCCCCGCATGAAGCGCGACCCCCTGCCCAGAGGCGTGTTCCCCAAAGGCCGCTGGTACTACCTCGTCACAGCCCAGGGCAACAAGCGCATCTGGCACAAGCTGTCGCTGATCAAGGATGGGCTGCCTGCCCTGTACGCAGCGCTTGCCGAGGCGAGGTCGCAGGCCGCAGGCATCTTGACCATGCCTGCGCTCATCGCTCGTTGGGAACGGGAGGTCATGCCCGCGCACGACCAGAAGACGCAAAAAGACGAGCGCTCTCGCGGCAAGGCAATCGCCGCCGCTTTCGAGGACTTCACCCCGGCGCAGGTCGAGACGCCGGACTGCGCCGAGTTTTTGGCGCAGTTCAAGTCCAAGCCGCGCACTTTCAACGCCTATCGAGCCCAGTTGCGAGAGTACATGCGGTTCGCGGAAGAGCTGGGGCTGCGCCCCGCCGGCACCAACCCGCTGCAAGCCATCCGCACCAAGGCCACGCCTGCGCGAAGCCGCTATATCACCGACAGCGAGCTGCGCCGCATCAAAGTGGCAGCCATGCGCGGCGATGATGGCCGGCCGACCCGATCGGGCGCGATGATCTGCGCGCTCATCGACATGGCCTACCTGACCGGCCAGCGCATCGGCGACCTTCTCGCACTGGAGTGGTCAGCTATCCAGCGCGATGGGATCGTCTTTCAGCCATCCAAAGTGCGAGGCAGCACGGCCGCGCGGGTGCTCATCGAGTGGACGCCAAAGTTGCGAGACGTGGAACGGCGGTTGCGTGAGCTGCGCAAGGCCCGCCGAGGATTCGCCCCGCAGGTGTTCACCACGCAGGACGGCAAGGCATACACCTACTGGGGCGCATCAGCGGCCTGGCAGCGCGCCCGCAGGCGGGCAGGCATCACCGACTGCACATTCCATGACCTGCGCGCCAAAGCCCTGACGGACAAGGAGGCACGCGAGGGCATGAGCGCGGCCAAAACCATGGGAGCCCACGCGACTGAAGCGCAGACGGCGGACTACGTCAGGCACAAATCGGCACGCAAAACCAAAGCCACCCGTTAGAAGAATTGGCCCAGGTTAGAAACTGCCCAAATTTTAAGCAGCGCGCACTTTGGCAAAAAGTTTTTGAAAATCAAAGGCTTACG